GGATCTGCAGAAGTGACCGTCACATTTACTGTTGTTCCCATGCCCATTCCGCCGGCACGATTGAGTGGAATGACTGCTTCTGGGCCCGCTTCACCAATAAGGGCGACGGTTGGCGACATCACGATTCCGCCGGAACCTAGGCGAGGGAGGCTGACTTCTGGTACTGAACCGAAGTTAATCCAAGGGCCTGCAGCTGAGTCGATTCCGTCAAGGATGATGTTCAGGCCTTTGATGGCGAAGTTGAGTCCTCGTTCAAGATTTGAGATGACTGCGTTGATGACTCCTTTGAACGCTCCGCCAACTCCGTCAAAGATCTTTCCAGCGAGATCTTTGAGACCGTCAAAGACTCCGATAACTGAATCTTTGAAGAAGAGGATCGCCGAGAATGCAAGACCGAACGGACCAGTGATGACAGCGAGGATGAGTTTCCAGTTGTCCGTTACCCATGAGATGATCGCTGCGAAGAAGCCGATGATGTCGTCTTTGAATTTGATGACGACAAGAGCTGCGAGACCGAATGGTCCTGTCAGGACTGCGAGCAAAAGTTCCCAGTGTTCTTTGATCCAGTCAAAGACCCACTTCACGGCTCCCCACATGATGTCGAAGCCTGCTTTTATTCCGTCTACAGCTTTTCCGAATATGTCAAATTTGGCTTGTAGTGCGACGAGAGCTGCAATGACTGCAAGGATGATGATTGCGCCAGTGGCGACCCAGAGAGCAGAGAATGATGCTGTCGTTACAGCGTTCACTGCAGCTGTGACTGCTTGGAGTGCGTTCCATGCTGCCATCGCTCCGTTCACTAGGAGAACTGCTGTCGCGATTCCTGCGATGACTCCTGCGATGATGACGATCACGGTCTTGTGCTTTTGGGCCCAGTCGCCGAACTTCTGTAGGGCTGGGATGAGCTTCATGGCGAGAGGTGCGATGATCGCTCCGATGGACTCCTTGAATTCGCCCATCTGAATTCCGAGCGACTTCATTTTGCCTTGAGTGGTATTGGCTGCAGTTGAGGCTTGACCAGAGAAGGTCTTGCCGAGAGCTGCGAATACTTCGTCAGTACTTGCTCCGCTCTTGATCAATGCAGCAAGTTCTGGACTCAGTTTCTTCAATGGTCCTAGTTGTCCGTTGAATGCTTTTGAGAGAGCGTCGGAGACCGAGCCAAGATCTTTTCCTGTACCGGCAGAGATGTCTAGAGCGAGGCCTAGGAGGTCTTGAGCTTTTGCGACGTCGCCAGTGCCTCGAACAAGTTTGTCGAGTGCTGGGCGAAGTTCGTCGTCTGCGACAGCTGCAGCGATGGAAGTTTTGGTGATGAAGTTTTCTACCGATTTGACTTGACTATCGGTCGCGCCTGCAGAGTTCTCAAGAGTTTTGGCGAGTTTTGAAGCTGCGACTTCGTCCTCTGCGAACGCTTTCACTGATGCGACAGCGACAGCACCTAGAGCTGCGAGAGCGAGGCCTGCAGGGACTGCAGCCTTCTTGATGGCAAACGCAGCTCTCTCACCGTTGGTCTCCAACTTTTTGAAGTCGGCGATCGCACGATCAATTCCTTTCGGATTCCATTCGCTGATGATGGGAAGGTTGATAGCCATTGTTTATCTTCTCACGATGTTCGACTCAGTTTTACCCATGACTTCAATGACGATCTGTTCAACTCTGTTCATTGTTTCTTCTAGGTGTCGTTCTCCTCCAGCCCACACGAAGCGTGATGGGCCTCGTCCAAGCTTGGCGGTCAATAGTCCAGCGAAGTTCGGTCTCGCTTTCAGAGGATTTGAGTTGCGCGTCTGGTTCGGTCCTCGTCCAGCCATATCAGCCATACCGAGAGCTGGACCTTTCGCAGTGATCTTCACGACAGCAAGCGACTCAAATTCTGCACCTTGCGCGATATTTCTTTTGCGGGCCTTGCGCGTGTCTAGTTTTGCGACAACTTTCTTCTGCTGGTTGCCTTGCCATCCGGTGCGACCGTAGTTGTTTCGGAATCCTCGAGTTGGACCTGTCATCGGGATCGTGTCACGAATACCTGTCAGGATCGGATCGCAAGCTGCGACGATGTCCTTGGTGATCTGTCGGCGAAGCATCGGATCAATTTTGTTGATCTCCTTGAGCGCATTCTTGAGACCGTAGTAGTCGATCCCTATCTCTGCGCTCATTGATGCTTCCTCTGTTCGTTGATGATTTGGATGCAAGTTGCCAGATCATCGGATTCGAATGTTATGTCAGGAGGCCAGAATCCCGAAGCGACGAGCAGCTCTGCTAGTTGCCTCCGGTGGCCTCCTGCGTAGGGACTGATGACTCGGTCTCCACAACTTCTAGATCTTCAAGTTTCTTAATGAATTCATCAAACGAGATCGGTACAGCGTGACCTTGTGTTCGGCTGGCCTCATAGGCCATGAACGCGAGATCTTCCATACCGATTCCGTTTGATAGATCGGATGCTCGTCGCTTCATTTTGCGTTCCCATGCGATGATGACGAATAGGTTCGTCTGTACTTCGTAGGTCTCGCCGTCTGTGAGCTTTACTCTGAGCGTGAGTTTCATGTGTTCTCCTTAGTCGGGGTTCGGATTACTTATGGATCAGGGCGAGACGATGTCTCGTCCGTATGTGCCACCCTTGAATGTGGCCTCGATAACGCTGAGTTCGCCGACCTTGGTGTTGATCGGTGTCACGGTCTCCAAGTAGCAACCAGTGAGCGTGTATTCGGGGTTTGATGCGGACTCGGTGGTTCCAGATGGGCTCACGACGATTGTTGCGATTGTTCCGAACAAGGTGTTCAAGTAGGTTTCAATCTCGGTTGTTCCGTAGCCTTGGAACAAGGTCAAGGTCAATTCATTACTGTAGAGGCCCGCTGTGAAGGTGCGTGAGGTCTGACCGAAGGCTGTGTTTTCCAACGCTTCCGCCTTCAAAGTTAGCACTGCAGCAGAGCAGTGCTCGGTCAGCGACATGGCTGAAGGGCTGGTGACATTGACTGTCGGATTCGATAAGTAGGTGACTGTTGCTGGCATGATGGGTTCCTTTATACGCGGCTTGTGCCGATTCTTATTGTGAGGTCATAAGCAGGGAGTTCAGCTGAGCCGATCTGGGCGATCGTGGGCCGTCCTGAAGTTACTGCGAGAGAAGAGTTCATGAGCGTATCAACGACTCCGAGTATGTAGTCCGTAGTGTCTTGGTTGCCGGGTGGCGCGCCCAACACTCGGAGATCAATCGTGATGTCCGCTGTCTGGTTATTGAACGAACTGAAAGTAGGAAGCTCAATGAATACAGTGAGCGGTCGAGCGTTGCGAGGATCAGTGACCGGCACGAGCCCGAGAGCTGTGATCGTCGCTGAGACAGCGTTGATCGTGTCTGTGAAGAGGCCTGCCATTTCATGCCACTTGCGATCTCTTGATGCCGAGCAATTGGTTGATTCGACCCATTGATGCGACTGGTGCGGAGACAGTCATGTCTTGAAAACTATTGAACGAGTCAATGCTTCCACGTTCACGATACAACGATGCAGCCATAAGCACGGCTCCTGCTTTTACGGCAGAGTCAGGGACGGTCGTGAGACTGTCGTGATAGCCGGCCTGAACGCGTCGCTTGAAACACCATGCATTTGAGGCGTTTACTGATGAGGTCATGAATGCTGTGTCATTGGCGGTCGCTCCGCTAATGCCGAGAAATTCGGTGAGATCGCTCACTGTGATCCATGTGCAGGTCTGAGTCCAGACGAGAGATCCGACTGGATCAACTGCTTCGCGTGAGATGTCAGCTCCTACATCTTGGAAGAGAAGCTGATTCGGGATGATGATGTCGGTGTTGTATAGATAATCACCTTGGTCATCTGTTCCGATAAACAGGTAGGTCGGTACAGCGAAAACGACATGAGCACCATTGAGCTGTGCTGCACATCCTGAGAGTGTGATCGTCTGACCGACAGCGATATCGGTTGATTCAAGAGTCTGAACGACGGCGACATTGTCCAGCACCATTTGGTGCGTGACTGTGTATGTTGCCATCGTTCAGATCTCTCTCTTCGGTGTTTCGGCTCAGGCCTTGGTGACGAACTTGGTTTCGTCAATCATCACGGAGGAAAAGTACCCTCTGAACTTGATGACTCGACCGAGCGCGCCGTCACTTAATTCCACAGATACGGCTCCGCGCTGCTGCTCCCAGCATTCGAAGCCTGTGCTGTCACCAACATACGGTGAATTTTGGGTGATATTGCGGTCCACGACAAGCGACAAACCGAATGCGTTGCCGTTGAAGGTGCTCGCTGATGCGCCAGTTCCGACTGCGTTCATTGGGCCGACATTCGGGAACAACGGACGACCAGCAGTGTCCACCAATGCGCCGAGTGACTCGTAATACGCGGGACTGAGAATAAGCACGTTGGGCAAGTTGCCGTTCGAGTTGTTCAAGATCTGAGCAGCTGCACCGTAAATGAATGAGACCCAATCTGCAGGATCGGTGTCATCTGCGAGAGCTTGAGTCTGAGTGACTCCATTCTCAAAAGTATCGCAAGCTGCGATGTCGGTCTGGTTCGCGTAGATACGAGCCATGTCGTCAATCAAAGCACCGAGAACCTCAGGTGAGGTCATGTCCATTGACTCTTCGGAGAGCTTGACATAACCGCCATACAAGGCTTTCGTGATTTGAACATCGTCCACAACGAAAGTTCCTTGATCAAGCGGAACTAGTTCACCATTGGATGCGCCGATGGTCGTGTGTGTGGTGACCTTCGGACGGATGAAAACCTTGCCGGATGCGGGCATCTGGCGGACTCCCATTGCAGTAATCAACGGACGATAGTTCGCGACGAAGTTGTTGTAGATCGGCGAGATGATCGGGACGGGCAGGATGCCGGGTGTGTCGGTCGTGGTGACATTTGGTGCAGCTGCGACGATGCGCTGGTTGAATTCTGCGAATTCAGATCCGCCTGCAACAAATTTGACCATGTACTCAGCAGCGGTCGGAAGCTTAAACTCACGCTTCGGTGCTGCGAACTGGATCGGAGCAGTTGGTACTGCTGCGGCTTCGATTGCTTCTGACATTTCATCCTCCTCGGATGGTTGGGTTGGGGTTGGTGTTTCTTCTTCTTCGTCGGGTGCTTCCTCGTCTGGCGAAGAGGCTGCGACTGAGTAGACCTGAGCGTCGGCGTAGGCCGGAGTGGTGACGACCGAGAGTTCCACGAATTTAGCCTCAGAGACCTCTAGCGTCCCGTCTGCGAGGCGTTTAAACTTGGTTGGCACTGCACCAACACTCACCGAATCTAGAGCTCCATCTGCCAAAAGAGCGAGGGCGTCATCTGCAGCTCTCGTCGCACTCAGTTTCGCTACGAACATCATGCCCTCGGCAGTGGAAACTCTTTCGGTGACTCGGCCTATGACTCGTGTGTCGTCATGGAATTCCAGGAGCTTCGGCATGGGGCCATCTTCGGGAAGTGAGCCCTCAAGGAAAACGACTGATTCGCCACCAGAGAGTGTCGCTTTGACATT